ACTTAACTACATCAAACACTGAAAGATTCACGACTTCGGAACTAGCTAACGCTTTAATCCACACTTATAAAAGAGATAGCGATGAAACATACACTGTCTTAACAGTCCCTCAAGAATCTGGAGGAGTAGTTCAAGACCCTTTGTTGTTAGTTTACGATGAGGTAGGTAACTTAAGATACCAAGCAGGTAAGTCTAGCTGGTTGGCTGATGGTACTTCCATAACGTATACCATAGGAGCTGTAACGTACTACGGTAATACTGATTCTGTAGCTTACTTAAAAGATGCAACACCTAACACGACTATAAAAGCTACCTCTGTAGCTGATGCTACTTTTATGTTAAATTCAAAAACTACTGTAGCATTATCAAGTGAAAGAATACCTCCCAAAGCAGGTAACTCCGCTTTAGTCCATCTTAAAAGCGTAAACTATAGTAAAGATTATGATATAACTTTTGAGTCTAAATCGTCTAACGAAAGGTTTGTGGCTTCGACCTTTACAGACAACCCTAGCTCTAACACACATTACAACGAACTTAAAGTATCTACGGTAGCTACCGCCTTACGAGCTCAAACAGTATTAGCAGGCGCTCAATCGGGTGACACTGTTTATTTTCAAAGTCAAAGGGCTTCTTTTACTAAAAACGCTTACGCTTCCTATATTACTGATGCTGAACTGGCTCCTTTACTCACACTGTTAAAAACAAACGGTTATGAAGATGATGCTGGTGCAGCTACAGGCGATTTTGATCTTTCAGGAGGCATAACAGTTGTTGCAGGTAGTAACGGTCTTGCGTATTCTTCGGCTGAACAATCTGATTGGGACACTTTTCAAAAATTACCTAGAGAAGGTTGGGTATACTACGATGGGACTGACAGTACACCTGACACTATAGTTTTACCTAGAAGCGTTGCAACTATTTATGAAGAAGGCGCAGGTTACGGGGATGTAGAAGTATATGTAAACATACCCACCATTTCTGTTGTTGAGCAAAACCCTGCCAACTCTAAGTTTGTCGTTACTCCTGCTATTGATAGAAACGAAGGTTACTTTGTAGTTACAAGTACTCCTGAAGGTTCTTTTGGAGACTTTGATATTTTTGTTGCTGACGATAACGGAGGTAGAGATTTAGTAGCTATTAAGGATATTGCTAAGTCTTTTGAAGACCTTCCTAACCAATGCGTAGCAGATTACAGATTAGCTGTTACAGGCGACGGTAGTAGGGGAGAGGATGATTTTTATGTTGTATTCGTTGGCGCAGGCGGTTCTGGAGTTTGGAGAGAAAGTGTAGGAGGTGGTTTACGAAATAGTTATGATAACACTACGATGCCCCATCAACTTAGACAAGACCCTCTACTATCAGGTAGCTTGCGTTTTTCTTTTGACGTTGTAGAATACCAAGCCCGTAGAGTAGGTGATGATAACACTAACTCTCCCCCTAGCTTCGTAAATAATACTATTAATGAGCTTTTCTTTTATAGAAACCGTTTAGCTTTCTTATCTGAAGATAACGTAATCTTTAGTGAGAATGGTGAATACTTTAATTTCTATAGGACTACCGTTAGGTCACTTTTAGATAGTGACCCTATCGACGTTTCTATAGCAAATGCTGATGTATCTACACTTAAGGCTGCTACAGCAATTCAAGATTACTTGTTACTGTTCTCAGAAGAGAACCAGTTTACCTTGTCTTCTGGACAGCTTCTTACACCTACAGATGTTAAAGCTGACTTATCTACTCAGTACGAGTGTGATTTGACAGCTAAACCTGTAATAGCAGGAAACAGTGTATTCTTTGCTACAAAAAATCAGTATTACGCAGGTTTGCGAGAGTATGTAACAAACCCTAGCACTGAAATAAACGAAGCACCCCTAATTACTAACCATGTTCCTGAGTATATAGAAGGAGCTATAACTAAAATGGCATCCTCTACTAATAAGAGTATGCTTTTGTGTTTAAGCAATGTAGATAAAAAAGTTGTTTATGTGTACAAGTGGTATGATAGTGATAGCCAAAGACTCCAAAGTGCTTGGTCAAAATGGGTATTTGATAAGGATGTGTTGAACATAACGTTTAACAACTCCAGAATGTACATAACATTTGGTGACGGTAGTTTTGAAGAACTAGACTTAGCTTCTAACGAGCAGTCTATTACTTTTTCAGGTTTAGCCCTAGCTACAGCTACCAATAACGTTAATCTACTTACGGTTGAGTACACAGCCTCAGCAGTAGCGGCTTTTCCCTATGGTGGTACTACGCACCTTGCGCCGTATTTTATGAGATTTGAAGAAGTTTCTAATACACCTATAATAGAAATGACTGTTCCTTTATCTCTACTTAATATAACGTTTGATGGAGTCAAATTTTTTGGTCAAACATATTATATTGCAGACGCTACAGCAGTCAATAACATAGATGGCTCTAAAAAGTTTACATGGGTTCCTACAACGTCTCAAATTAATACTATCCAAACTTTTGTAGATGCACAAACTGACCCTGAAAATCCTTATGTTGAAGCTCAAATCGCAGCAGTTATTAAAACAGCTGAAACTTTTACAGGAAAAGCCTACGATGTTTATTTAGATCATCGCAGAAAACTAAACTCTGCTAATTCGGCTACCTTTAGTCTTAGTGATATACCTTCAGCTGACTTAACAACGTCTACTAAATTTGTAGATCACTTAGGTGTGTTAATCGCTCAAGGCACAAGCAGCGCTGAGTTAGCTAAAGTAGTTAGTTATATAAATGGAAAAACTCATACCGAAAATGGGGCTGTTGTTAATAACTACCTTTATGCTGGCGAGCCTTACACGTTCACAGCTACATTGTCAGAACCAGTGTTTGATTATGGTAAGAAAGATCCATCTCACTTAGCTAGAATGCAACTACGAAGTTTTAATGTATCGTTTAGCGATACAGCATTCTTTAACTTCAAAGTAAAAGCTAAGGACAGAGACGAAGTAGTTTCGACTTACACAGCTAAACAGTTGGGTAATTCTCAAAATACTTTAGGATTTCTACCGAACATTGCTTATGATACTAAGAAGTTTGCTGTTTTATCTAACGCTACTACTGTAAAACTAACCCTTGAAAATGACTCACACTTACCCTCAACATTCCAGAGCGGTGAGTATGAATTTATGTTCCATTATAGAAACCCAGTAAGGTTATAATATGACACACTACCACAGACCCAGTGTACTTGGAGATTGCGATCTAATCGCCCCTTACATGCGTACACAGGACGTTAAAGAGATAACCTATAGTCATGGGTTATCCCCTTTAGAATCCCTTCAGCGTAGCTTCCTAAGCTCTCAAGAGTGCAACACGATTGTACACGCTGATGGGACTGTGGTAGGTATGTTTGGTATTGTTGATTCTGGTATTCTTGCAAGTCCTTGGTTATTAGGTACTGATAAGTTACTAAAAACTAAAAGAGTAATGTTACCTATCTCAGCTAAATGGGTAGAAGAGATGAACGTTAAGCACCCTCTTTTACTTAACTACGCCCATGTAGAAAACACAGTCTCAATTAAGTGGTTAAAATCTTTAGGTTTTAAGTTTATAAAACTAGAACAAGAACATGGTGTAGGAAAACAACCCTTTTATCAATTTGTGAGGATAGGACAATGTGTGATCCAGTAGTCTTTATAGGCTTAGGAGCGCTGCAAATGCAGCAGCAAGCTCAGCAAGCAAAATCAATGGCAATAGCGCAAGGCAAAGCTTACGAGGCAAACGCTAAAAACGCTATGAACGCCTTCGTAGATAACAGCCGACAGTTAAATTTAAAAGATAGACAACAAAAAGAAGCAGCAATGTCTGCTCAAATGCAAAGTGATCTCAAGGCTATGCAGTTAAAAGCAACAGCCAAAGTTGCTGGAGCAAACTCTGGGGTCTTCTTAAACAATGATGCGGTAATGCAAAACTTAACCAGACAAGGCTTAGTTTCAGGCGCAAGTATCCAAACTAATCTAGGTCGAGCAGAAGATCAACTACAAGAAGCTCGTTATGGAGCGTCTACTACTTACCAAAGCCGTATTAACTCTGTAGCAGCGCCTACTTTTGATAAAAGTAACGTAATGCTTGGTGCTGGTTTATCGGGATTACAAACAGGTATGGCTGCTTACTCAACTTTTGGTGGTGGCGGCGCATCCGCAGGTACAGGAGCAACTAACTAAATGCCTAGATCATTATTTGAAGTAATGGGTGACACAAACGAGTTAATAAAACCCGACGCACCTCAAGTCGTTGCAGCGCCCGTAGATACGTTTGTTCAAGGTAAAAGCGCTCAACAGTATTTACAACAAGACTCTAAGTTTCAAACAGCTAAGGCTATAGAAAGCCTAATTGATACTGGGTTAGAAGTAGCAGAGCAGGTCAGTGAAGCTAGAATTAAATCTGATTCTTACGATGCACAACTACAGTATCAACAAGCTGATGCTCAGTGGGAGAGCTGGAAGGTAAACAATCAAGATGATTACCAAGCTATGTCTCCCACAGATAGAGAAAAAAAGTTTAACGAGTACTTTGCTCCTGTAGTTTCTAAAGATTTTCACCCAAGAGTACAGGAAAAGGTCTCAAGCACAATCTCACAAACTCTTTACAAAGAATCTTTAAGTAACCTACCAGCAGACTTTGAAAGGGCTGTAGATAACAAAGCCAACGCTGTGTTTGATGCAGTAGCTACAAGAGAACAAGCAGGTGAAGGTGCAGATGTTTTAAACCCTTTCTTAGACGAACAGTTAAAAGAGTTAGGCAATCTTTACGGAGTTCCTCAAAAAGAACTTAATGCTTTAGTAAGAGAAAAAGCTATAGCAGACTTAGGTGTGGGAAGTGCATCACTATATAACTACGCTGAAAAGTATAAGATGTTCGGTACAAGCGAAAGTATAAGAGCAGGTGATGATAAGAGATTAGCTACGGCTAGGTCTCAGTATGCCGTAGCCATGCAAAAAGCTCAATTACAAGCAGAGATAACAGACGTAGTAGCAAACATAGAAGCTGGAAAGTCCTTTGGTGTAGTCTCGGAAGATGTCTCTAAGAAGGCAGGAGAAGCTCTTGAAGATAGAGCGAGAAGCCGTGAGAAAGTGTACGCAGACGCTTACGGTAAGGCGGCAGCAGCTTCTTCCTTTGGTCAAGGAGACTCAAACCAAGCTCTAGCTTTAAAACAACAATATAGAACAGAAATAGCTAGAACAGCAAGGCAGTTTAATGCTTTAGGTATAAAGAACGCAGACCACGAACAGTCTTTAGCTACAGGCTTAGGTCAACTTACAGGCGGAGCATCACTAAAAGATTCTGCTTCTGTGCTACGTGGTTTGACTATCTACGAAACTTACAAAGCTGAGACACCTTACTTGTTAGATGGTATGTTAAAGTCAGATCAAGTTGCTGATTACGAAGTTGCTTTGTCTCATTTTAAACGTGACGGTATGCCAGCTGCTATAGAGTTTATGGCACGACCTAAGATAGATAAAAACCAACTAGATGATAAGGTAGTCTCCTCAGACCTTGAAGATGCTTTTGACCCTTTCTTAGGAGGCTTCTTACGTCGCCCTTCAAACGCTAGTAATTTTGCTGGTGAGTATGTTGACTACGCTATAAGCTTGCAGCAGCGAGGAATTTCTAAATCTGCTGCTATAGGTAAAGCTCAACAAGCTTTCCAAACTAGGTATATAAAGTTTGATGGAGGTTTGATTGACACAAACCCTATACAGCAAGCGGTATTACAAAAAGCCAATGAAGGTGTAAATGTATCTCCTGCAAACATTCCTGCTATTTTTGAAAAGTATATAGAGTTTGTACAAGATGAAATACCTTACTTAGATAACGAAGCCTTAAGTTTTAGAGCTTCAGGTATTAATCAGTACATTTTAGTCAGTGAAGAAGGTGTGCGTGTTGCGCTTGATGATGGTGAAGAGTTTATTGACGCTGTTATAACTACCGAAGAGTTGCTCGATAACTTTATAAAATAACTAAGGATAATTTATGGCTACTGAACAAAACCCTAATGATGATTTATTCATTGCTTCCCCTGAAGGGACTTTAAACACCCGTCTTGAGGAAACGACTTGGGTAGAAAAGTTCAAAGCTGCTAAGAAAATAACTTGGCTTCCTGACATTTATGCTGAGTCTGATTATGCACAAGACTTTGAGAATAGCATAGACTTCCAAATAGATGAGGAAGAACAAAAGAAAATTAAATTAGAGCATACCGAAGTTTGGGCTAAAGACCTTTTAGACTCTAACAGTCAAGAAGAGTTTGAGTTTAAACAAGGTAGAGCCAAAAGAGCTAAAGAGTCTTACAAACAGTTAGGCGGTTTAGGTTATGGTTCTGTATCAGCCTTAATAGCTGCGGGCGTTACTGACCCTGCTTTATTACCTTTATGGTTTGTGCCTTATGCTCGCTTAGGTGCAGGCGCTAAAGCACTTCAAGGTGCTTCAAGGTATATGCACTACGCTAAAACAGGTGCAGTTATAGGTGGCGCTGAAGGTCTTGCTGTGTCTAGTGCCGAGTATATGTTACGTCCCGATGCTCAGGCTAAGGATGTTTTATTCGGTGTTACCTTAGGTGCAGGTATCGGTGGCGCAATGGGTGCTGTAGCTGGTCGGCTTCGTAGAGATATAGATGCAGAACACTTTGAAGCTAACGCTGTTGACTTAACGCCTAAAGGTAAAGAGAAGTTTGAAGGACACACACCCGCAGAGAAACAAGCTAGAGTGGTTGATGCTCTTACAGACGAAGGCGACTTAGATGCTATCCCAGTCCCTAAAGCTTGGGATGACGCTGCTGATGTGTCTATTCCTCAACGACAGTTAGATGATATTCTAGCACAAGGTCTTAGAGGCGGCGCTACTCAGATACGTAAACTAAGAGCTGAAATAAACCGTAGAGCAAACTCACGTAAAACCTACATGGTTGGCGGTCAACAAGTAACTCAACAAAACTTTGGTAAGCGTCTTTTTGGTGTAACAGATGGCACAAACACAGCTTACTTTAAAAGAACCAAAGACGGCACATACCGATCTAACGAGAAAGGCGAGTTACTAGAAAAAATAGGAGCTGAAAAGTTCTCAAGAGGTAACGCCAGTCGTAGAGTCTTAGGGTTTAAATCTAAAAGTCGAGTTGAAGAGCTTAAAAAAGACGCAGATAACATGACCTTTACTGAGCAGAAGCTTGCAGAAAACGACAGGATTGCTGCGGGTGATTTAAAACCTGAAGATGTCCCAAGGCTTAAAGATACTGTCTTTAACAAGCTACGCTTACGTAATGTTTTATCATCTATCTCTCGAACAACCCAGTCACAAACAGCAGCAGTAAGAGCTTTAGGTATTAGAATGGGGTTAGCCTCAGGAGCTTTAGTCGATGCTACTGGTAAAATGGTTAAAGCGCCGTTCAATGCTCTTACTCGTTCTCACCAGTTTCAAACAAAATATAATACATTAATTACCAAGGTAGTAGTTAATGCTGAAAAAAACTCTAACTTACGCTCAAAAGAAGTACGTGAGCATCTAGGACAAGCGTTAAACAATCCTAACCACGGAGTTCCTGTAGAATTACAACCATTTGTAAAAGAGCTTAAAGATATAATCGAAGATATGCACGAAAAGGCTGTTAAGTCTGGAGTGTTTGAAGGGTCTAATAAAATTGAAAGTTACTTTCCTAGAATCTTTCGAGCAGATTATATTGACCGAGTGATTGAAAAAATGGGTGGAAGGAGTGAAGCAACAGCTACACAAATGAAAGAAGCATTTAAAGAGTTAATTATAGATGCTTTGCCAGAAAAGTCAAAACCACGTACTACTGAAGAAACTAAAAAGATTTATTCAATAGCTAGTGCTTATTGGAGTACCTTAAGTAGCATTGATGGTCGTAACAAACTTACTCGTACGGCTAAGTATGCTGGTAAAGATTTTAACTCAGATGAAGATACTTTAAAGAAAACCCTTAGAGAAGCTTTAGAAGATGAAGAAGTAAAGGTAACTGACGAAGAGTTAGATCGTGTATTGTACGCACTAAACCCTGAGCAAAAAGCTAAGGCTAAAAACGTACACGCTCGATCACGTATGCTGATTAACGATACTAAAGTAATAAAACTTGCTGATAAAAACGGCGAAGAGTTTGATTTTAAACTTACAGATTTAGTAGAGAAAGATGTATACACAGCCATGAACATCTACACACACCGTATGGGTGGTAGTATTGCCTTAGCGGAACAGGGTATAGATAGTGTCGAGGGTGTTTCCTTTAGCTCTTTAATAGCTAAGTTAGGCACTGAAGCAACTGAGCAAGAGATTAAGTCCCTTGAGTTTATGTACCAGACCTTAAGAGGTTCTACAGGCATAAACGAAACAATGGATTTAAGTACTTCAGTATTGCTTAGACGTGTTCGAGACTTTAACTTTATTCGTATGATGGGTATGTCAGGTCTAGCAGCGTTAGCAGAAGTACCTAACGTAATGTTTGAAAACGGTATTAGACATTTCTTAACAAACGTCCCTGCAATACCTTCTATGATTGGAAGACTTAAAGCAGACGGTGAACTACGCAATGCGTTAGTACGTGAAGTTGAAATAGGTAACGGTTTAGGTGCTGATGTTTTTACAGGTAGCGCTATTGCTCGTTTTGATGATACCAGTGATGACATCTCAAGGCTCAGCCAAACTCATGGTAAGCTCGATGAGGGTTTAGCACATGGTCGTAGAATGGTTTCCTTAATGAGTGGCCTTACACCTGTAACTGTATTCTTACAGAGACTACATCAGTATAACACTGTTACTAAATTCTACAAAGAGTTAGTTACTAAAGGCAACTTAGGTGTCTACCACCCTGCCAAGTTAAAGCAGCTTAATCTTGACGAGGACATGTTAAAGCGTGTCCAAACTGAGATGAAAAAGAATGGTAAATTAAAAGGTAAAAGACTTGAAACTATAAACGCTAAAGATTGGACTGATAGAGAAGCTGCGGATGCTTTTGAGTATGCGTTGTTCCTAGATACTACTCAAGTTGTCCAGCTAACAAACGCTTCTTCTATTAACCCATTCTTTAATAGTGTAGTAGGTAAGTCAGCCTTTCAGTTTTGGTCATTTCCTGTAGCAGCTACAGAACAACAGTATGCTCGCCAAACAGCCCGATTAGCTGAGGGTGATCTTAGACCTTTGGCTATGATCTCAGGGTCTTTAGGTGTAGCTACTCTTAGTTATATTGCTAGAGCAGCTATAAATGCTAACGGCAAAGACGACCCTGATAAGTACTTTGCAGAGAAAATGGAAATAGGTAATTTAGCCAGAGGTGGTGCATCAGGTATAGGTTTCTTAGGTGTAGGTAGTTTTGCCTTTAACTACGGTGGTGTAGACCCTGCATCGCTAGTCCAAAACCCCACAATACAGCTAGGTTCTGGTATCTATAACAATGCAGTGGATGGAGATGTCATGGGTATGATAGGCTCTTTTAACCCAAACAACCCGCTTCTCGGAGCACCTTTTAACATGCTTGATAAATCTTTAGGAAACTAAAATGGCATATTCAATAAAAACTTATGCAGGTACAGGTGCAGCAGGGGCTTTTACGACCCCTGAGTACCTAGACTCTTCGCATATTGAGGTGTATGTAGATGATGTTTTAAAAACAGTCACTACTCATTACACTATTACAGGAACAACAGTTAGTTTTACTGCTGGTAATTTTCCTACCTCATCTAACACTATCAAGATAATCCGTAAGTCTAGTCAAGGTACTAGGCTTGTGGATTACACAGACGGAGCTGTAGAAGTAGCAGCTACGTTTGATGAAGATAGTAAACAAAGCCTCTTTATAGCTCAAGAAGCTCTCGATGGTGTTGAGGCTGTAGGTTTTACTACTTTTCAACCTTTAAAAGTAGCTCCTGCCGCACCTACAACGGGCATGGTATATTACGATGCACCTACCAATAAACTTAAAGTATACACTGGCTCTGCCTTTGTAGATTTACATTAATATAGGAAACCATAATGATAACATTAGCAAACGACAATACCCCTTACAACCCTAAAATGGGCGATGGTTCAAGAGGTGTGGTTCAATGTAAACATGGTGGCTCTACAAACCATGCGTATCTTTGGGGTAGTCTTACAGGAGTCTCTAGTGAATACGTCTTAATCGACAGCTTTACGTCAGATACTCTTAAAGAGTTAGTCCTAGCCCCTTACCTTTTAATTAGCAGCAGCAACTCTTCGATCTCAGGCGCAGTAAACGCAGCAACTAAAGTTTACGTAGACGAAACACGATAACTTAAGGAATCCCCAATGACATTTGACGTTAATTCTAAGCTATACCAAAAATACATACGTAGTATAGATAAGCAGAAGGTTATGTGCATCTGGGACTCTGGGTTAGGCGCATCAGAAGAAGCTTTGGTTGACGCTTATATAGCAGCGCACCCCCTGAACTCTGCCCATAAATACGGTGTAGATTTTCAGGCTTCTGGTGTTTTTGACGAAGCTACTTGTTGGGAAGATTGGATTAAAGACGTTAGTGATTACATGACAACGCATCAAATTGAAGCTGTCTGTATATCACCTAACTGTCCTCAGTTGGCACCTTTCCATTTTAAATTTAGTCTTACAACTTCTGTAGCTTTCTCTCACTTCTTTGGGCAACTACCTCGTATTGCAAACTATATGGAAAGTAAAGACTACACAAGCTTTTCTCAATACACTATAAGTGAGGGAGGGACTCACTACTCTTGGCTCTCCATGACGCTTGACTATGCGTTTGAAAAGGGGCTAAGTGGTCTAAATCGTGACGGCTTAGTAGACGGGAATGTTTTTGCTGACGAAGATTTAATAACTCACGATGGTATACCTCGAAGTGCTTTTAAATATAGCTCCCGTTTTATACACCCGCCTTACTTGTCTAAAAAAGCAGTTTTTAAAACAGAAGGTTATGGGGTACAAGCTTTACCTCGTTGGAGAATAGGTTGGAAAAAGATAGAGTCTGGTCATCCAGTTATAACCGCTACAGATATAACAAACATGGTGAATAACGGCAAGGTTGAAGAAAAGTCTTTAAAAGATCACTCTAAGGTATCTCCTATTATAGCTACACTGCGGAATAGAGTCAACAGCATAAACCCTGCACAAGGCGTACAGGTAGCTACATTTCTTGAGGGTGGTTTGGGTTACGAGCAGTTTAAGTTTGGGGTTTACGAAGACTTAGTACCTGATTTAGATAGCGGTAAGCTTGCAGCTTTAGATGCTCAAAGTGGTAAGTATTCTTATTTTAAAAACCAAACTCCTATAGAAGCCAACACAAGCTCTAAGTTTACTCACAGTTTAAAACGAGTGGCTGATGCAGAAACTCCTCCAACTAATAGCTCAACTATAAGATACTTTGATGATTTTAGTGTAGGTACAGGAAACCAAGGTATTACCTTTACGGCTCACAATAGCAACACCTTTCCTATAGACGTTTTCTTCCATTACAACCAAATGGGTAACTTTGACTCAGGGAATTCAGGTGCATTTTATAATAGCGAATCTCCAAGCACACAAGCGTTTAACGTTTTAAAGGGCGGGGCTATCTTTGAATCTACCAGCCACGGTCATAAAATAAGCCCTTGGGCTATAAAAAACGGAGCCTCTGTAGCTTTTGGGTCTTACGTAGAACCTTATGCAGATTCAGTAGACATGTATAATAAAACTATTTATGAAGTTGTTACAGGAAACAGTTATGCAGTAGCGCATTTAAGCACTGTTGCTGGCGGACGTGCTATCGAAGAACTCTGGGGTGATGGCTTAGCTTCACCATTTAAAAAACAATCATATTCAAGAAAGGGCTCAACCTCATGAAATACTTTACTTTAGGAAAACCACAGGTCTATATAGGCGACGCATATGACGCATCACCTAAAGAAACACTTTTAATGGGTGTTTTTTATAAAAACCTAGACAACAATGCGCCTATAACAGATACTCCTGTAGAGCTTGTAGGTTCTTTTGCCATTGACGACGCTATTAATGACGACGTAGGTGACGCAACGTCAAACACAGCTTTTGTAACAGACGATAATAATCAAATTACAGGACAAGCTGTTCCTCAGTTATTTGGATTAGTGCGTGACGATGGTTCTCTTTTAGGTGGCACAATTGGCGAATCTTATTCAGTTTTGGAAGGGGCTGTAAATTCAGCTACAGCTAAGACTGGTTTCTTTATAGGCGTGACAGGAGATCATAGAGGCAAGCCGTTCCCTTTTGGTGATGTTCATGTCTGGACAACAGTAACTGGTTGGGCAGGCCGCCAAACACTAGCAGCAAGTGACTTTTCAGGCGCAGCTTTTCCTGCCGCTATTAACGCAAATAACGGGTTTGAGATGTCTTATTATAGCGTAGCTGATGCTGTTAAGGAAAGCGTAGAGCTCACCAATTTTGCAGCAGACGTTGACTCTGGAGACACCACCAGTACAAAAAACCTAGTTCACATCCTTATTGAAGGTTATGGTGTTGCTAATTCAACATTAACAGGTTCAATGACTAACCCAGTAAGGTAAGGACTGCAACATGGAAGATATAAGACAACACGTTGACCGCCTTGAGTGGCGAGTCGATGCACATGACGAACAATTAAGTACTCTCACAGCTCAAGCTGAGGGTCTTAGAGGTATGCTCGACAATATTAACCGAACCTTACTGCAAATTAAGTGGTTAGTTGTGGGTGGAGCTGTTGTTTACTTTGCACAGGAGATGGGGTTCTCACAATTCATTAAAGTTATGGGAGTTATCTAATGGGTATTACAGACTTAATTGCGGGCATATTCAAACCTGCTGCTGATCTAGTAGATAACCTCCATACCAGTGAAGATGAACGTCTGCAAGCTAAAGGGCATCTTTTAGATGTCCAAGCGGCTGCGATGCAACGTATATTTGATTATGAAAAAGAAACATTAGCTGGACAACAAGCTATTGTAACAGCAGAAGCAAAAAGTGACCACTTCTTAGTCGCTGCTTGGCGACCTATAACCATGCTTACATTCCTCGTGTTAGCCGTAGGTGATAGTCTAGGATTACTAGCTACACCCTTACGTGACGAGGCTTGGGCTTTACTACAGCTAGGCTTAGGTGGGTATGTTGTAGGCAGAAGTGGCGAAAAGATAGCTAAGGTGATTAAAGGATAGATATGACTTTTAAATACTTTGATATTTCAGAATTTGACTGTCAAGAGACAGGTAAGAACCATATGAGTGAAGGGTTCATAGATAAGCTAGACAAACTGCGTGAAGCTTGTGGATTTTCCTTTACAATTACGTCGGGTTATAGAGACCCCACACACAGCGCCGAAAGAAAGAAAGCCTCTACAGGCACACACTCGTTAGGCATTGCAGCTGACATCCGTATACACAACGGAGCTGATAGGTACACTATTGTCCAAAAAGCACTAGAGTTAGGCTTTACAGGCGTTGGTGTGGCTAAGACATTTGTCCACGTTGACTTAAGAGAATCCACCCCCGTTATTTGGAGTTATTAAAATGGCCGTACAAGCCCTAGTTATTGCAGCAAGTGCAGCACAAAAAGCCGTAAAAGGCGTTAAGCTTTATAAGAAAGCTAAGAAACTAAAGAAATTAAAAAAGAAACAAAAAGAAAGAGCCGATAAGATAGAAAAAGAAAAGAAAAGCTCTAAGCAAGACTATAAAAAGAAACCTTCAAAAAAGTCAAAGCCTACTAAGACAGATATGGCACTAACTGGCGCAGCTCTTGGAGCTTCTGGTGCTGGTATCGGTGCAGCCGTTAAAAAAGACAACGAACGTTTAAAGAAAAGGTACAACAAAGGGGCTGAGTAATGAAAGATAGCTTAGATCAATTACACGAAAGCGTAGCTAACCAACTGTTAGCACGAGTAAACTCAGGTGAAGCCACATCAGCAGAGCTTTCGGTAGCTGTTAAATTCCTTAAGGATAACAATGCTATCTTAGATATAATCACAACTGATTCGCCGTTAGCTAATCTGCTAGAGGGTTTACCCTTTGAAGAGGCACATCACTAATGTCTACAGCAACTAAGAGAGACCCTAAAAAGTGGGCAGCTGCTAAGGCTAAAGCTAAGGCTAAGATGGGTGGTAAACACTCAGCTAGAGCCATGCAGCTTGCTGTAAAATACTATAAAGACTCAGGTGGTGGCTACTCAGGCGCTAAGAAATCTAGCAATAAACTGTCTAAATGGACTAAACAAGACTGGGGTAATACTGGTAAGAAGGGTTCTAGGTATCTTCCAAAGGCAGCTAGAGATTCTCTCACAATAGCTGAGAAAAAAGCAACCAATGCTAAGAAGCGTGAAGATACTAAAGCGGGTAAACAGTTTAGCTCGCAACCTAAGAAGATAGCTGAGAAAACAGCCAAGTATAGGACGGTATAATGAAGAACAAGTACAAAAACAAAGAAGGTGGTCTTAACCAAGCAGGCCGAGACTACTACAAAAGGACTGAAGGTTCTAACCTTAAGGCTCCTGTAAAAGGTGGTACTAACCCTCGAAGGGTCTCTTTTGCTGCTCGTTTTGCAGGCATGAAAGGAGCTATGAAGAAACCCGATGGTAGTCCTACTCGCAAAGCATTAGCCCTCAAAGCTTGGGGTTTTGGCTCTGTAGAAGCTGCCCGTAACTTTGCAGCACGACATAAGAAATCTAAAACTAACAGGACTGCGTAATGAGCTACAAACGTAATTACCGACAAGAATACGACAGATACCAAGGCACACCTAAGCAGCGCACTCGTAACGACCAACGTAAGCGAGCACGTAGACTTATGGAGAAGAAGCATGGTAAAGCAGCACTTAAAGGTCGAGATATTGATCACGTAGATCGCAACCCCTTTAATAACTCTTATAATAACTTACGCATTGCAGACGTGAAGCGTAACAGGAGCCGTAATGGATAAAGTACCAGATCAGCTAAAAGACTTTAAGAACTTCGCTTTTCTGGTCTGGAAGCACCTTAACCTTCCAGCACCTACTCCAGTACAATATGATATTGCAGACTATTTACAACACAGCCCTCGACGGGCAATCATAGAAGCTTTTCGGGGTGTCGGCAAGAGCTACCTCACAGCAGCCTTTGTCGTACATCAGCTTCTCTTAGACCCCCAAAAGAAGTTCATGGTAGTCTCAGCGTCCAAACAACGAGCTGATGACTTTTCAACCTTTACTCAAAGATTGATCATAGAGCTTCCCTTCTGTAAACACCTTATAGCTACAGAGGGACAACGTTGGTCTAAGATAGCTTTCGACGTAAGACCTGCAATGGCTAGTGGTAGCCCTTCGGTTAAGTCCGTGGGTATCACTGGTCAATTGACAGGCAGTCGAGCCGACATCATTATCGCAGATGACATCGAAGTACCTAACAACTCGATGACCCAGATGATGAGAGAGAAACTTGGGGAGGCTGTGAAAGAGTTCGATGCTGTACTCAAGCCTGATGGAAAGATAATCTATCTAGGCACTCCCCAGTGTGAAATGAGTCTATACAACACGCTAACTGAGCGTGGCTATGCAATGAGAGTATGGACAGCACGTTACCCTACCCTACAACGCTCTGAGACAGCCTATGGCGAACGTTTAGCTCCTGCCCTAATGGAAGCCTTAAAAGCAGACCCTAAGGGCTTAGAAGGGCAACCAGTAGACATAGACAGGTTTGACGACGATGATCTACTAGAGCGTGAGCTCTCATACGGTAGATCAGGCTTTGCACTCCAGTTTATGCTCGATACCAGCATGTCAGACGTAGACAGATACCCCCTCAAGCTCTCCGATCTAATGGTTATGTCTGTAGATCAAGACAAAGCCCCTGAGAAGCTCGTGTATGGCGTTATGAAGGAGGTTAGGGATATACCTAACGTTGGGCTTAGGGGAGATAAGTTCTACGCTCCTGAGGCTTCTGTGGGCGACTACGTGGACTATGATGGTTCAGTACTGGTAGTAGACCCCTCTGGTAGAGGTAAAGATGAGACTGCATACGCTGTAGTCAAGATGCTCAATGGTTTTCTGCACGTCCCTGAATGTTGTGGACTACAGGGTGGCTACGATGAAAGAACCCTTAAGAAACTCGTTGAGATAGCTAAGAAGCATAAGGTCAATGCCATACTCGTTGAGAGTAACTTTGGTGACGGTATGTTTACTGAGCTACTCAAGCCTTACCTGAAGAAGACATACCCCGTAAGTATCGAGGAAGTAAGACACAGCAAGCAGAAAGAAAGACGTATAATTGATACGTTAGAGCCTGTTATGAATCAGCATAGGTTAATAATTGACCCTAAAGTAATTCAAAAGGACTACGATAGTGTACAAGGTCTGCCTGCTGAGAAAGCCCAGAAGTACATGCTCACATACCAGCTCACCAGACTAACCGCATACAAAGGCTCACTAGCCCATGATGATAGACTGGATGCTCTGGCAATGGGGGTGGCTTACTGGACAGAACAGATGGCTTCTGACGCTAACGATGAGATGGAAGAAAGAAAGGCACAGCTGCTTGCCGACCATCTTGAAAACTTTGCAAATGGCTACAATGTAACTAAAACAAGGAGACAGACAACTTGGATATAAACGATTACCCAATGGTACGTGTAACTTGGAAGGATGCTTTAGACTCCGATGGAACTTGGACAGACCTAGAAGACATCCTTAAGCATGAGTGTGTGACGTGTGAGGATGTTGGTTATCTTGTGGTCGATGATGATACTAAGGTCATCGTGATGAGGTCTAGGATTGTGTCTTCCGAAGAGAACACTGGGAGTTCCTATATAGCCATACCTAAGTCGTGGGTCACTGAGATTGACTACTTGACAACTACTTGATTTCTTAGGTATAGTTTATTATCGACACTAAGGGGAGCACGGACTCAGAAATGAATAAAAAATGTGAAAGGTCTTTTTGATGTAAGGGACTGCTGAGAGTACCCCATAGGGGTCTCGAAGTGTACTTAAATAAAATAGATGCTACTCGTAGCCACACCTAAGGAACCTTGAGGGTCTCTAAGAATAAACGGACGGTGTTCCTTGAGGAATCTTGAGGATTTCTTTGGTGTCTCTGAGTGAGGCATCTATTTTTAGATACTTAAGACACTTAAGGGTTCTTGCAGACTCCTGAGGACAAGCAATTGGAGGATGGAGTAGCAGTCAATTAGACGTATGAAAGTATTACCTTATACTCTCATATTGTGGAAGTATTGAGAAAGTATTACCTTATACTCTCATATTGTGGAAGTATTGAGAAGTATTACCTTATACTCTCATATTGTGGAAGTATTGAGAATGGTAGACATAAAAAAAGGGTAGCCCACTTAAGGACTACCCAAAGGTAAGACAACTACATGTTACTACTGATTGATGATCTGATTAAGAGTACGAACCACTGCACTTGCTTGTGAGTCGTCTAAGGTTAGTATCATGTCTATTGCTTGTTGCTTGACTGCTGATACTACAGGTTCCTTAGAGCCTAGCTGCTCCTCTACCTCTTCCTCTGTAGGTTCCTTAGATGATACCTGCTCTTTATCCTGTGCGTCTGTTGCTTCCTTAGCTTCCTGACACATGATCTTGTAGCCTAAGTGTAGGCTCCTGCTGTTCTCTAATGCTTGAGCTCTGAACTGAGCATCAGGATGTGAGACTACTCGACGTATCCATAGTATAACATTAGCTCCGTAAGGCTCCTCAAAGCCCTTCTTAAAGAGAGCGTCAGCACTGGTATGTAGTGCCTCACCTGCTTCGTCTACCCACTCCTGACGTTGACACGTAAGCTTGCAGAGAGTAGTAAACTTAGCATTGAACGATGCCATGTCTCCATGCTGAGCTACTTCTCTTAGTAGGTTGAGCATCTTGTCGGCTAGTGAAGCCTTTGCCTTGCCTGTTGCTGTGACGTATACCTGTACAGCGTTGCATAAGCGAGTTGCTTCTGCTTTTGTTACTGCTGTATTGATGCCGTTAGTAGTGCTGATAGTTGCTGCTTTTGCTTTAGACATTGTATGTCTCCTAGTTTAGTTAAGTTATTAAGAATTAAATGTTTTATTGAATTGATCGGGAGTAAGACCTGAGATCAGGAACTCCCTTTCGTCGATGGTAAGCCAGCCTAACGCTCTATCAAGTTGAATGAGCGCTCCGTCCTGCCATGCCTCGAACCCTTTGTGAAACCTCTCCAAGTCTTCTTCTGTCTGTACACTTGAGAGATTCATTGACTGCTTTGATCTTGGATGTATGTATATCATTCTGACTCCTCCGTTTCTAGTTGACATAATCTTACAAGTTCGTCATCTAAGGCCTTGATAAGGTTAGCAATACCTTCCTTAAGTTTACCATCCTGAAAGAACAGCGCCAGTCTCATAGCGTCGTCTATCTCCCATGATGATGCATCGTACTCCTTTATACGTATGTGTAGATGCAATACGTCGCAGTTAGTATTCGATGATACCGTTGCTTGTGGTACTACTCTGTGAATGTTTAAGTCTATAATACTCATGTTACTCTCCATTAATTTAATGAATGAGGGCAGGTTATTCTACCCTCAAGTTGACCATAGTATGTTACTTGACCATGAAGTACCAGTCATCTGATACACGTCCATGTTCTAGGCGTATTACTTCCTTGCCTAGTGTAGTACGAACCATGTCCCTGAACATGTAGTAAGACTGTGCGTTGAACTTGTTGAGAGCAATGTTCCAGTCTCTGTTAATGACTCTATAGATTTCTGAATTGTATCTTGCTTGCTCGAAGTTTTTCATCTTTTTTCCTTCCTATTTTAGGGATACCAATACAGGATTGTTTGGTACACCACAATTTAACAAAAGAATAGTCAAAGTGGCGTAGCCACGGGCTGAGCGTAGGAGCGTAGCGAACAACAGCGAACATATTGGATAATATTGACAACGTCTTCATGTTGTGAATATTACCGATAGGCTGCCTTGACCTTTTGTTATAATTCGTGGTACCAAACCATCTGACAAGATTAGAAGGACAACCCACATACATAGCGCAGCTATCAATGTGGTGTTCTTCTGATCGACCCGACTAGCAGCACCAAGCACCTGACCATCTTGTGACCGAACGGCTCCATCGTAAGGGAGCAAGTGCAGGTGTGCAGCTTAGAGTTAGAGAACTACTGCCTCTAACCGAATAGACCGCTAGGGTCATGAGGAAAGGCGACAAGCACCTTAGGTGCGAGGAGATGGTTGCACTTAATAAAGCTTTTAGAGCTGCTTGCAGCGTCGCCTCTACTGAGCATCTCATAAATGTGTGAATAACACCAATGGTGTTGAGACAGATTCTCACATTTGTGGGATGCGAAGGCGTTTGACTTTGACCTTGACCTTGACCTTGACCTTGACTTTGACTTTGACCTTGACTTTGACCTTAGGCTTTTGAGTAATGCGTAGCATTAGGAGTGTCCAT